GAAATTGCTGGTGCACCTGGACGGAGTGCAGGTACGGTTCCTGCTACCCCTGCATTACCTCTCTTAAACTGAAGTACTGGTGCAGGCATCTTCTTATGACTATTTGATTATAATAGTATTTAGAATATTAAAACCCACCCGCATCCAAATTAATACGATCATCAAGATCAATATCCAATTGATTTTCAAAGTCTGCTGGAAGTCCTGGTTGATTTGGTTCTGTAGTTGCTGCAGAAAGAACTTCATCTGGATTGCGATCTCTCCATTTTCCAGTTGCAGCATCATACATTAATACATACTTATCATTATTTCCACTGATCTCCACGTCTGAGAGCTCGTCTAGTGTTTGTGGCATAATTTCTATGTTGTAAGATAAACTAGTTTTATAGTTTAATGGTTGTGAAAGTTTGGCAGAATAATTATTTCCAGAGGAAAAAGTAACTTTATAAGTCATACAGACGCACTCTCTTCTACAATTGCTGTTCCTTTAATGACTTTTGTTTTCTTTCCTCCAATAGTGAGAACCACATCAAAATAATTTCTACCTGCCTTTAATCTTGCAGTTTGTTCCGAAGTCAGAGTAATTTTAATAGTTCCAGTTCCTGCAGTGATTGTTTTTGCAAACTCTTCACCACTCGTTGCATCGGGATACTTACGAATTGTTGCATAGGTCGTTGATAATCCTGAAAGAACAGATGAAGACTGATCTGGATCAAATAGATTAAAAGTTGCCTCAAAATCAGTCCCTTTTTCAATGACTATATTTGTAACTTCAGCAACTGCCATTTGTCTTAGAAACTTTTAAGTATTTATGATACAATACATATTATAGAGTAAATGTGGATATGAGTTCTTTTCTGAAAAAAGGTTGGCACTATCTCCCAGAGATTATTACGCCAACAGAGGCACTAGAGATTAAGTATAAAAATCTTTGTGGTGCAGTAAGAGAACTTGGAAGTCTAAACGGATATAAAGATCCAGAAAGAGGAAGGGTTCTAACTTGTTATGCTCCGCCAACTTGTACTTATATTATGTGGAGACTTAAACCAGTTCTTGAGCAGTTAGTTGGAGAAGAACTGTTACCTACTTATTGGTTTTCTACCACATATCATAAAGGTGGGTGGATGAACTGCCATACCGATCGTCCATCTTGCGAAGTATCAGTCACAATGAATATTTGTGGTGATGCTGCGTGGCCTATCAAAATCAAAGATCTGGAAGGAAAGAATAGAGCAGTGGTTACTCCAGTAGGTCACGGCGTTGCATATCTAGGAACTCAAGTAGAACACTGGAGAAGTCCACTAAGAACTCACGATAATGATCGTTTTATGCAACTATTCTTACACTTTGTAAGAAAAAACGGTCAATATGCAGATTATGCATTTGACCGTAATGATAAGTGTTATCAGTTATTAAATTTAACTAGACCAAATTAAATCACGCATTAAGAGGATCATTGATCATATTAATACTTCTGAGTTCTGCAACATAAGCATCATAAGTTGTTTGATCTACTGATACTCCAGAAGGTGCATCAGGAAGTGAAAGAGGAAAAGTAGATGCTCCTGGAAGATCGCGAAGTTCTTGTCTCCAATCTTTAAATGCAGTAGCAAGATTAGTACCTTGCTCTTGTGACTTAATTACAATCCAATCAGTCTGTGTAAGGAGTTCATCTCTGTACTTGCGAATAAAGTTCCAACGCTTTGCTTCTTGTCTTGCATCATAAGCAGCAATTTCTGCATTCCATTCTGCTTGAGTAAGAACTGAGAGACCTTCTACTTCGTTGATTGTGGTGGTGTCTGGGCAGTTGGAAAGGAAAAACTGGATGTCATTCTCATCAGTTAGAGTATGAACAATTTCAAGACCTTCAATGTTTGGACCCATTGTTCCAAACATTGGTCTTGTGAATTGCTCAAGAGTTGTTGCAAAAACGCTTGGATTATCTCTATCAACCAAGTAATGTTTTACAAGTTGGGTCATTTTATCTATTGAAATACTTTCTTGTTATTTATGGAACCTTAATTCCATACTTCTGTTCAATTTCTCTATCTTGTTCTTCCTTTGTTTTAAACCCTTGCACTCTCATCCACGTTACAAGAGTATAACGTTGACCAGAAAGAACTGGCTCTACGCAGTGCTTAAAGTATCTTGAGGAAGGAAAGCAAACTAAAAGCCCTGGTTCTGGTTTGATCTTAATTCTTAAGTCTGGAAAAGAAAAATAACCACCTTCAAAGTCATCGTTGAGAAAAAGAACAGTAGAAAGATCACGATCTACACTCTTCTTCCACATCTTTGTTCCATCAGGATTTGTCCAAAGTGCTTCTGCATCATAGTGAGGTTTATAGTGCCCTCCTTTTTCATAATAAAGAAGTTGGGGCATTTCACTATCGCGAATTTTAAATCCATAAAAAGGATTGATAACGTGTTCAATAATGTTTGCCATCAAGTCGTGAACTTGAGGAAGAATTGGAGTTATATCAGCACACTTTACATCTCTAGAAGACTTATCTACTTTATGTTCTGATTGTTTAGTAAGATTTGTTTTATCAGGATCAAACACTCCCATCTGCTCTAGATCGGCAGTCTTTGCAAAGTTTGTAAGATATTTACAGTTCTCTTTTGTAACAACTTTAGGTTGAATTAAAATATTGGATAGCAAATCATTCATATCAATAATGATCTAGTTGAAATTATTTAGTTTGCGTTTGAGACTGCTGCTAAACCATTTCTTGCTTGTGTAAGTTTTTGTGATGGAACTGTTATGGTTTCTGTGGAGAAATCTATACGGTCTATTGTTGAATGTGTTGGAGTTGGGAAGAAATAACCACCACCAAAATAACCATAAGAACTACTTGAAGTTGCTGCTAATGCTTGCCTTGCTTGTGATAACTTAGGTGTTGGTACTGATGTTGTTTCTGTTGAAAAATCTAAACGATCTATAGTACAAACAGTAGTAGAAGCAATACCACCACCAAAGTAACCATAAGAACTACTTGAGGTTGCTGTTAATTGTTGTCTTGCTTGAGATAACTTAGGTGTTGGAACTGATACTGTTTCTGTAGAGAAATCTAAACGGTCTATAGTGGAAACAGGACCACTACCACCACCAAAGTATCCATAAGAATTACTTGAAGTCGCTCCTATTGTTTCTCTGGATAATGATAACTTGGGTGTTGGTACTGATACTGTTTCTGTAGAGAAATCTAAACGGTCTATGGTAGAAACTTGAACAGAACCTGTAAAACCACCACCAAAGTAACCATAAGAACTACTTGCAGTTGCTGTTAGTGCTCTTTTTGCTTGAGATAACTTAGGTGTTGGTACTGATACAGTTTCTGTGGAGAAATCTAAACGGTCTATGGTGCAGACTTGAATAGAAGTAATACCGCCACCAAAGTAACCATAAGAACTACTTGAGGTTGCTGATGTATAATTCTTTGCTTCTGATAATTTTGGTGTTGGTACTGATACTGTTTCTGTAGAGAAATCTAAACGGTCTATTAATGAACCACCACCACCCCAATAACCATAAGTCGCAGAACCAACTCTGCGGTTTCCTGTTGCTGCTGAGACTGATGCTAAACCACTTCTTGCTTGAGATAACTTAGGTGTTGGGACTGATACGGTTTCTGTAGAGAAATCTAGACGATCTATAGTAGAAGTAAAAGAAAAACCACCACCAAAGTAACCATAAGAACTACTTGAGGTTGCTGATAATTGATTTCTTGCTTGAGATAACTTAGGTGTTGGGACTGATACGGTTTCTGTAGAGAAATCTAGACGGTCTATTGTAGAAATAGGACCAGGAGATCCGCCACCAAAATAACCAAAAGATGCACTTGAGGTTGCTGATAAACTTTCTCTTCCTTGAGATAACTTAGGTGTTGGTACTGATACAGTTTCTGTAGAGAAATCTAAACGGTCTATGGTACAAACAAAAAAGAGACCGGCATTTAAACCACCACCAAAGTAACCATAAGAACTACTTGAGGTTGCTGCTAAACCATTTCTTGCTTGAGATAACTTAGGTGTTGGAACTGATACAGTTTCTGTAGAGAAATCTAGACGATCTATAGTACAAACACGAGGTGAAAAACCACCACCAAAGTAACCATAAGAACTACTTGAGGTTGCTGCTAAACCATTTCTTGCTTGAGATAACTTAGGTGTTGGTACTGATACAGTTTCTGTAGAGAAATCTAAACGGTCTATGGTACAAACACTAATAGCACCACTAAAACCACCACCAAAGTAACCATAAGAACTACTTGAGGTTGCTGCTAAACCATTTCTTGCTTGAGATAACTTAGGTGTTGGTACTGATACAGTTTCTGTAGAGAAATCTATACGGTCTATGGTAGAAGCAACAGCAGGAGTACTACCTCCACCAAAATAACCAGTAGTAGCACTCTCAGGCCAGTTAGTGTACTTTGGAGAACCTTTAAAGATTGGGTTGCGGTTTATTCGAGTGCCTGATATATTATTTCTTGCTTGAGATAACTTAGGTGTTGGTACTGATACTGTTTCTGTAGAAAAATCTATACGATCTATTGTAGAAATACTACCAGGAGCTCCACCACCAAAATAACCAAAAGATGCACTTGATGCTCCTGCTAATGCTCTTCTTGCTTGAGATAACTTAGGTGTTGGTGTTGTTACTGTTTCTGTGGAGAAATCTAAACGATCTATAGTACAAACAAAAGGTGGAGCATAACCACCACCAAAGTAACCATAAGAACTACTTGAGGTTGCTGCTAATAATCCTCTTGCTTGAGATAACTTAGGTGTTGGTACTGATGTTGTTTCTGTGGAGAAATCTAAACGATCTATGAGAGAACCACCGCCGCCACCACCAAAGTAACCATATGAACTACTTGAAGTTGCTGCTAATTGATTTCTTGCTACAGATAACTTAGGTGTTGGTGTTGATACTGTTTCTGTAGAAAAATCTAAACGGTCTATAGTGGAAAGAGCAACTTGTGTAACGACAAGAACACCACCACCAAAGTAACCATAAGAACTACTTGAAGTTGCTGCTAATTGATTTCTTGATAAAGATAACTTAGGGGTTGGTACTGATACTGTATCTGTTGAGAAATCTAAACGATCTATAGTAGAAAAAAATGAAGGAGCAGTACCAGCTCCACCACCACCAAAGTAACCATACGAACTACTTGAGGTTGCTGTTAAACCAGATTTTATTGCGGATAATTTAGGTGCTGGTACTGCTACAGTTTCTGTAGAGAAATCTATACGGTCTATAGTGGAAGTCTGTTGAACTAAAGTAGTAGAATAACCACCACCATAATAACCATAAAGAAGTCCAGGAATATTCAGTTGTAAACCAGGTGTTAGGTTTGCAACCTGATTATCATAAACACGGTCTAAACTGAATACATCCCCTTGAATTGGCATCGGTCCTTATACCTGTTCTGGTTGTTTTAGTTGTTCGTTGAATAATGAAACACCTTCAGTTCCTGTAGCAGGATCAAGTATCTTTTGAGGTTCTTCTTGTTTACCTTCAAGAATATTTACCATTCCACTGATTTCTTCAATACCTTTTGCTACGTGCTCTTGTAGTGCATTCAGGAAGGACATTGGATTATTAGGATCGCCAAAGGTTCCCTTCGTTCTATTTACATCATCTGGAAGAACTGTTGGAGCACTTGCACGTCTCATTGAACGAATGTTACCTGCATTTACACCAGTCTTTGCTTGAAGTAGATCATCAAGTGACTGGTTAGCAAGACGACGTTCCCAATAAACTGGTTGGTCTGCATCATATTGTTCTTTAGTGACTGGTTGACCACCATTCATTTCAACAAGTCTTGCAATCAATTTATCAAAGAATTCAAGTTCATCAACTGCTGCTTGGAAACCTTGATTTAGTCCGTGAATGAGACGGTGGAAATTAAATTCATCAAGATCATACCAACAAAGTTCTTCACCACCTCTACCATTCTTCCACCAAATTGGTTGAGACTTATCTTTTCCATCCCACTTATAGTGAAATTCTCTAGCAATTCTCTTTGCTTCTTGAATTCCTTGAAGCAATCCTTCAGCAACACTCTTACGATTGATGATTGCTCCTTTGAATGCAGATGGAACAGTAAAGTTATCATGAATGATGAATTTTTCAATCTGGAAATTGGAGCGACTACCAGCGAGTTCTTTCTCACTTTCCTCCCATTTCATACATTCATTATAAACCTTAAACATAAATGCATTGCTGTCATCTAAAACATCATCTGCCTTAGCAAGCGCAATATCCTTATAAGCGTCAGACATAATACCCCGTTGAATGAAAAGAACTTCAGTTCAGTTAGTTTTATTTATGTGGTAAAGAAGACTGTCTTACAAAATGATAGTCTCCATCACACTCTTGATCACCATTAAATCCAATATGATGAAACAGAACAAAACCAATAGAATTCATATATTGTTCTACTTCATTAAGCATTGGAGCTCCAGAACTAAACACTTTTGATTGTGCTTCAAGAATGACGTGATTGCAATTCTGTAAAGTTTCCTGAGCACCTTGAAGAATATTTACTTCTGCACCTTGAACATCAATTTTAATGAGTTCTGGTAGTGCCCAATTATTTTCCCTTACCAAAGTATCTAAGGTCTTTGTTTTGCGAAGAGTTTTATGAAGATTTTGATTATAGAAATTTTTTCCTCTATCATAAGTTTCATTCACTTTATACATTGTACAAAGTCCAGGACACGTTACATTCTCATAGAATTCAACTTCTTCTTCCTTATCACTCAGAAGTTCAATCGCATATTCAATACCATAACGAGGATAGGTTTCTTCAAACTGAGAGAATGCGTCTACACAGTAAATCTTTGCATCTCTCCAAACATTTGATGCAAGTTTATGCCAGGATAAGAAGTTAGAACCAATATCATAAATCACTTTAGGTTGAAAGTTATTCCAATACTTCAATCTAAAGAGATAATCAATATGGTCTTCGGGCATTTGAGTATATTTAATCTGCCAGTCATAAAACTCTTGAAGGTCACTGGTCTTTTTATCTAATAGTTGGTTCATAGTTTTCGCATCAATTCTAACTTTAAAAACTTTATACTTTTCCAAAATACCACCAATAAATTTGTGATATTGGTCTACGTCTAATTCTCCTGAAATATCACATTCATTTACTTTCTCATCATTTGCATCCAGATAATCACAGTGTATCGTCGTATTTAGTTCTCCATAACTCCTGCGAATATTTTGAATTAATTTGATTTCATCAGAGTGACATTTGTATAGGTGATGAATTTGAGTTGGTATTGGTAACTCTTGATAAACCTTTTCTGATAGTTTAAAACTTCTGATTTGAACTTGAAGATCGTGAAGAATGCAAGAAATAAAATAATCATCGTGTAGAAATACTTCTTTAGGATTTGCATTTCTATGAACAAATCCAAAGTACAATAATTCAAAGTTCTTTGTATTAAACTTTTCTAGTAGTTTTGGATAGAACAGATAAGTGTTGCATCCTTGTAAATTCCAAATCGGATGATTTGGAATATTCAGAATGTCATTAAAACCAATTGAAGTCCAAACAGATTGATTGCAAATCTCTACACACTTTGAGTAACATTCAATAATCTTTGGATCATAAACCATATCATCATCGCAGATCATCACATAAGAATTTGGATACATCTCCAAAGATTTTAATGCTCCATAGATCTTTGTTGCTGGTCCATAGTCATCATCTACAAACAACAAATGAACAAAGTCTGGATACTTTTCACTTAGACTTTCAAGTTTAAAGTTCTCATAAGAAAATCTACGATAGTTCTTGCAAACAGTAATGATAATCTTATTTGGTCTTACTGTTTGATTATAATAAGACTTTACAACTTCATCTAGGATTTCAAATCGTGGAGGAATTGTAGAGAAACAAACATTGATTGTTGTCTCTGAAAGATAATAATCTCTTGGATAAATCTGTGCGATTAGATCTTGAAGTTCTTTTGGAAAATCATAGAAATTATATTCTCTGAAGTCTTTCTGATCTACAAAAAGATCTTTCTTTTCTTCAATTGCTCTTTGAATATGCTCATCACTTTTATAAGTTTCTTTGTTGAACTCTTGATGAGCATATGAACTTAACTTATACTTGATTTGCTCTACACCACCAAAGTATGAGAAGTGCCATCCTCCTTTGATGATTGGAGGAAATGCATTGTTTCTATAAGTTCGGAAGTAATCACATCCTTTTTCAATTGCATTCTTGACTGTTGAGAATACAGTTCCTCCCCAGTTATCAAGAGCAAAAGTCTTAAAGTTATAGTAGAACAACTCACACGCAGAGACATAACAAAAGTCTTGTTCTCCACTTTCTATGATTTCTTGAATGACTTCTTTGCGTGGTATCTCATCCACATCACTGACCATAAAGAAATCATTTGGATCAAAAGAACTTAAGTTCTGACTGATTAGATCTCTTTGCTGTCTTTCTAGTTTCCAGTTATCATTTGTATAATCACCAATCACAATATCTGTAGGAAAATTAAACTGACTAATATCAGGTTCATACTTAAGACGAATGATTTTTCTGCGAATATTTTCTGGAATATCATTCCATACTTGATCCAGATAATAAGGTTTTGATTTTCCAGAATGTGTATAGTTACTCTCAGAAATGATAAAGTGATCTACAATATCATTGAGATATAAGAGACGAAGTTTGAGAATATCAAACTCATTAAAGAATGTAAAAGTATCAATTACTTTCATAGGTCTTAAAGTCTTGCAAAGTGATAATCACCGTCAGCACCACTGACATTCTGAACAAAGTGTGAAATTAAAGTATAACCTTCTTGTTCCAGATAAGAAATAACTTCGTGATTGAGTGGAGCACCTTTCATATACTCTGTACTTTGTAGTTCTAGAATAAGGTGATTACAATGCTGAAGTGCTTTCTTTGCTCCTTTGAGAACATCAAGTTCACATCCTTGAATGTCCATCTTGATTAAATCTGGAAGTTTCCAATTCTTTTCTTCAATCAGTTTATCTAATGACTTTGTTATAACCTTTCTTTCTCTGTAAAAACTATCCTTAAATTCTAGATTATGAGGAAACTGTTCATAGTTCATTTCATAATAAGAACAACTACCTGTGTTCTTTGCGTTCTCATAGAAAATCACTTCTTTTTCTGTGTCACTGAGAACTTCAATCGCATAACGAAGTCTGTGCTTTTCATATAGGTTTTGATAACCATCAAATCCATCTACACAGTAAAACTCTGCTTCATTCCATACACACGAAGCAAACTTAGCCCAGTGCAAAACAGCAGAACCCAAATCATAAACCACTGCTGGTTCAAAGTTATGATGATACTTCAGACGATATAGGTAATCAATATGCTGAGCAGGAACCATATTCACATTTGAAGACCACTCATAAAACTCTTCAAGTGTTTTGATGTTGGTATCTCCAAAGATATTCACTGTCTTGGTGATGCTGTTGATAAGTGTCTCCCACATTCCAGCAACTCTTCTCCAAGAGTACTTTTCAATTGCAAACCTTGAGATTGCTTGAGATGCTTGTTCATATTCTTCTTTTGCAACATCAAAGAAATGAAGTGCTCTGATGACTTCTTCTGCAAAGTTCTGATGAAAAGTATCATCAGTAATCCAACCTCTCTTGGTATTCTGTCCAGACATAGGAATGTACTTACCCATTCCATTTGAGGTTTCTGGAAGTGCTCCCATATCTGTTGTGATTGGAAAGCAACCACAGGACATTGCTTCTGCTAATGAGACACAGAAGGTCTCTTCCCAGACATTTGGATGAATATAAAATGCTGCATCTTGAATATGAGGTAGCAGTTCTTCACGATCAATACAAGGAGAATACTCTACTCCAGGAAGTGCTTGAAGTTCTTTATAAACTGGTATGAATGGTGATGGTTCTAAGCCATTCTCTGTTGTGATAGTTTCATTCTCACCTTCTCCTGGTTGAATATCTCCGTAAAGAGACATAGAAGAAAAGACCTTGAGTTTTGCATCTGGATGATGTTTAATCACTTCTTTCCAGATTGGAACTAATGGTGTGATGCCTTTATGAGGTGCAGAGAAAAAGATACAAGTCTTTGATTTAGACTTTCCTGATGGACGAAACATATCATCCACGCCATTTGGAATAACCGTGAGTTTCTCTGCGGGTGCTCTATTGTACTTAATATACTGTTCTCTTTCCCAGTTTGATACACAGACGATTTTATCAATCTCGTCTATATGCTGAGGAAGTGTTGCGTGTCCTGCTTGGTCACAGTTATCGTGTGCCCAGATAATCTTATATTGCTTATTTGATTGTATGATTTCGTAAGTCGTTCTTCTTACATCAACATTTTCGGGAAACTTGTAATGTTGAGCAAGATAATGAAAAGAACTTTCAGTTGCTCCAGACTTCATAAAGAATGATGTAGTTACCTTATTTAGTTTGTGTTTGAGAGTGCTGCTAAACCACTTCTTGCTTGAGTGAGTTTTTGTGATGGAACTGTCACGGTTTCTGTAGAGAAATCTATACGGTCTATTGTAGAAACAGGACCAGGAGATCCGCCACCAAAGTAACCATAAGAACTACTTGAGGTTGCTGCTAATAAAGATCTTGCTTGAGATAACTGAGGTGTCGGTACTGATACGGTTTCTGTTGAGAAATCTAAACGGTCTATAGTACAGACATTAGTAGGAATAGCACCACCACCAAAGTAACCATAAGAACTACTTGAGGTTGCTGATAATTGATCTCTTGCTTGAGATAACTTAGGTGCTGGTGCTGATACGGTTTCTGTAGAGAAGTCTATGCGGGTTATGGTGCAAACACGAGTAGGAGCCCAACCACCAGCAAAGTAACCATAAGAACTACTTGAGGTTGCTACTAAATCATATCTTGCTTGAGATAACTTAGGTGTTGGTGTCGTTACTGTTTCTGTGGAAAAATCTAAACGATCTATAGTACAAACCTGAATAGTAGTAAGACCACCACCAAAATAACCATAAGAACTACTAGCAACTGTTGCCAATCCTTGTCTTGCTTCAGATAACTTAGGTGTTGGTACTGATGTTGTTTCTGTAGAGAAGTCTAAACGGTCTATGGTACAAACATTAGCAGGAGTACCACCACCACCAAAGTAACCATAAAAACTACTTGAGGTTGCTGATAAAAAACGTCTTGCTTGAGATAACTTAGGTGCTGGTGCTGATACGGTTTCTGTAGAGAAGTCTAAACGGTCTATAGTGGAAACAAGAGGAACTCCACCACCACCAAAATAACCATAAGTCGCAGAACCAACTCTGCGGTTTCCTGTTGCTGCTGAGACTGATGCTAAATTAGATCTGGGTTGTAATCTAGGTGTTGGAACTGTTACTGTTTCTGTAGAAAAATCTATACGGTTTGTTGCAGAAAATAATCCGGGAGCTCCAACACAAAAGTAACCAAAAGAACTACTTGAAGTTGCTTCTGAACCATTTCTTGCTTGAGATAACTTAGGTGTTGGTACTGATACCGTTTCTGTTGAGAAATCTATACGGTCTATAGTACAAACCCTAAAAAAAGAAACATCATAACCACCACCAAAGTAACCATAAGAACTACTTGATGCTGCTGCTAATTCAGATCTTGCTTGAGATAACTTAGGTGTTGGTACTGATATTGTTTCTGTAGAGAAATCTAGACGATCTATGGTACAAACATAAGTAGTAGGAGTACTACTACCACCACCAAAGTAACCATAAGAACTACTTGAGACTTTTGTTAAGTCTCTTCTTGCTTGAGATAACTTAGGTGTTGGTACTGATATTGTTTCTGTAGAGAAATCTAGACGATCTATGGTACAAACACGAATACTAGACGCGGGAGGAATAGCGCCACCACCAAAGTAACCATAAGAACTGCTTGCAACTGCTGACAATCCACGTCTTGCTTGAGATAATTGAGGTGCTGGTACTGATATTGTTTCTGTAGAGAAGTCTAAACGGTCTATGGTACAAACAGGAATAACAGGAATATAACCACCACCAAAGTAAGCATAAGAACTACTTGAAACTGCTGCTAAACTACTCCTTCCTTGAGATAACTTAGGTGTTGGTACTGATACTGTTTCTGTTGAGAAGTCTATGCGATCTATAGTAGACGCACCTGACCCACCACCAAAATAACCCATAGTAGCACTTTCAGGCCAGTTAGTGTACTTTGGAGAACCTTTAAAGATTGGGTTGCGGTTTATTTCAACTCCAGATGAAACTCCTCTTGCTTGTGACAACTTGGGTGCTGGTGTTGATACAGTTTCAGTAGAGAAATCTATACGATCTATTGTTGAAATATCAGGCACACCACCACCAAAATATCCATAAAAATTGCTAGAGGATGCTGCTATTCCATATCTTGCTGATGATAACTTAGGTGTTGGTACTGATGTTGTTTCTGTAGAGAAATCTAAACGGTCTATAGTAGAAAGATTACCACCATTAAAACCTCCAGCAAAGTAACCATAAGAACTACTTGATGCGGCTGCTAAGTAACTCCTTGCTTGAGATAACTTAGGTGTTGGTGTTGATCTTGTTTCTGTAGAGAAATCTAGACGGTCTATAGTGCAAACATAAGAAGGAGCATTATTAATACCACCACCAAAGTAACCATAAGAACTGCTAGAAACTGCTGCTAAATAAGCTTTTGCTTCAGATAATTTGGGTGTTGGTGTTGATCTTGTTTCTGTAGAGAAATCTAAACGGTCTATTGTGCAAACGTAAGCAGGTAACTCTCCACCACCAAAGTAACCATAAGAACTACTAGCAACTGTTGCTAAACTATTTCTTGCTTGAGATAACTTAGGTGTTGGTACTGATACTGTTTCTGTTGAAAAATCTAGACGGTCTATGGTACAAACCCGAGAACCAGTAAATCCCCCACCAAAGTATCCATAGAGATTATTTGAAACTGCATCTAAATCAGATCTACCTTGAGATAACTTAGGTGCCGGTGCTGTTACTGTTTCTGTTGAGAAATCTAAACGGTCTATTGTGCAAACTCTGAGAGCACCAGCACTAACAAATCCACCACCGTAGTAACCATAAAGAAGTCCAGGAATATTCAGCGTAAGTCCTCTATCAATATTCGTTAACTGTTCTGTTCTAACTTCTTGAAGCGAAAATATACCAGCCATTAGATCCCGAATACAGAATACTGAGGAGTTGCTTGACGCCAGAACTCCATTTCTTTATATTTATCTAAAATATACTCACTAAGATATTTTGAATTATCTCTATGTATTTTTTGGACTTTATTTCTGACTGTATGCATATTTTCAAGTCCATAAACCACATCATTCTCATTCTCTTTTGGTTTTACATTTGAGAAATCATAAGAATAAAAAGGTACATTCAAGAATGAATGAATACGATTAAGTTCTCTTTGAGGATTTTGAATTAGGTTATCATACTCTACGATCAACAGATACCTTTGATGTCCTTTACGATATGCCTCTGATAATGCGTGATAGGACATTCCAATAATACCTCTTGGAGACATTAGATACTCACAGCGATTATCATTCGTGAGTTCTAAGTTACTTTCTATTAGTCCTTTATCAATAAAAGACAGTGTGTTACTTCTTTCTATCAGTGCAAGAAAAGAAACCATAATGTCTTGTATGTTCCGAACCATACAAATAATCTTTGGTTCTGGAGTAATGTAGTCTTTAATATGTTGTATTTGATTGACCCAGCCTCGTGACTTATCAATGATGATTGGTTCTTGAGTGTTGAAATAATAGTTTGGTGCAATAGATGATAAGACCTTAGATGCACACTCTGGTTTTGGATTTGCTTTATATTGCTCTGAGTTATATAAGAGATACTCCTCTGTATAATGTATCGTATCTAACAGAGGAGAGTTTGTAGATGCGTGTATCTCTGGATTTTGATTGAGTATTGCAGTCAGTAATGTCGAACCTGAACGTGGAAGTCCAGACATAAAGTGGAAGGTTTTCATTATATAATTTTTTGATTATTTAGTTTACGTTTGAGACTGCAGCTAAAGCACTTCTTGCTTGAGTTAGTTTTTGTGATGGAATTGTTACAGTTTCTGTAGAGAAATCTATACGATCTATTGTAGAAACAGGAGTGGGAGTAGTAGATCCACCACCAAAGTAACCATAAGAACTACTTGATGCTCCTGCTGAGTAAGATCTTGCTTGAGATAACTTAGGTGTTGGTACTGATACTGTTTCTGTAGAGAAGTCTAGACGGTCTATGGTACAAACCTGAGCAGGAGTAGGAATAGCTCCACCACCAAAATATCCATAAGAACTATTTGATGTTGCTGATAATTGAGTTCTTGCTTGAGATAACTTAGGTGTTGGTACTGATATGGTTTCTGTTGAAAAGTCTAAACGGTCTATTGTGCTAACAGAAGTAGGTGGAGCATAACCACCACCAAAGTAACCATAAGAACTACTAGATGCTGCTGTTAAATATCCTTTTGTTTGGGATAACTTAGGTGTTGGTACTGATACTGTTTCTGTAGAGAAATCTAGACGATCTATAGTGGAGACTGTAGGAACAAGAGTAATGCCACCACCAAAGTAACCATAAGAACTGTTTGCAACTGCTGCTAATCCATTTCTTGCTAGAGATAACTTAGGTGTTGGTACTGATACTGTTTCTGTAGAGAAATCTAGACGATCTATAGTTGAGGAAGAAAGTGGAACATTCCCCCCTCCAAAATATCCATAAGAACTACTTGAGACTGCTGTTAATATACTTCTTGCTTGAGATAACTTAGGTGTTGGTACTGATACTGTTTCTGTAGAAAAATCTAAACGGTCTATGAGAGAACTCGGAGCACCACCACCCCAATAACCATAAGTCGCAGAACCAACTCTGCGGTTTCCTGTTGCTGCTGAGACTGATGCTAACTGAAATCTTCCTTGAGATAACTTGGGTGTTGGTGCTGATACGGTTTCTGTAGAAAAATCTAAACGATCTATAGTAGAAGAAACAAAACCTCCACCAAAGTAACCATAAGAACTACTTGAGGTTGCTGTAAGTTCTTGTCTTGCTTGAGATAACTTGGGTGTTGGTACTGATACTGTTTCTGTGGAGAAATCTAAACGGTCTATGAGAGAACCTGAACCAGTAGGAATAGAACCACCTCCAAAGTATCCATAAGAACTACTTGAGGTTGCTGCTAAGAAAGCTCTTGCTTGAGATAACTTAGGTGTTGGTACTGATACTGTTTCTGTAGAGAAATCTAAACGGTCTATGGTACAAACTCGAATAGGAGTAGTATCATAACCACCACCAAAATATCCATAAGAACTACTTGAGGTTGCTGCTAATAAAGATCTTGCTTGAGATAACTGAGGTGTCGGTACTGATACTGTTTCTGTAGAGAAATCTAAACGGTCTATAGTACAAACGCGAGTAGGAATAGCACCACCACCAAAGTAACCATAAGAACTACTTGATGCTGCTACTAAACCAGTTCTTGCTTGAGATAACTTAGGTGTTGGGACTGATACTGTTTCTGTTGAAAAATCTAAACGGTCTATGGTGCAAAAAGGACCTGGACCACCACCACCAAAGTAACCATAAGAACTGCTTGAGACTGCTGCTAAAGAAGCTCTTGCTTGAGATAACTTAGGTGTTGGTGTTGTTACTGTTTCTGTGGAGAAATCTATACGGTCTATAGTGGAAACTCCGGCGGGAGTAGGAATAGCACCACCACCAAAGTAACCAGTAGTAGCACTCTCAGGCCAGTTAGTGTACTTTGGAGAACCTTTAAAGATTGGATTGCGGTTTATTTGGACTGATGCTAATCCTTGTCTTGCTTGAGATAACTTAGATGTCGGTACTGTTACTGTTTCTGTTGAGAAATCTAAACGATCTATGGTACTGAAAACACCAGCAACAGGAGAAATGCCACCACCAAAATAACCAAAAGATGCACTTGATGCTCCTGCTAATGCTCTTCTTGCTTGGGATAACTTAGGTGTTGGGACTGATACTGTTTCTGTAGAAAAATCTACACGATCTATAGTACAAACAACAATAGTAGTGTAACCACCACCAAAATAACCATAAGAACTACTTGAGACTGCTGCTAATCCATATCTTGCTTGAGATAACTGAGGTGTTGGTGTTGATACTATTTCTGTAGAGAAATCTATACGATCTATGGTGCAAATGGCAATGGGAGTAAGACCGCCACCAAAGTAACCATAAGAACTACTTGAGGTTCCTGACAATAACTGTTTTGATTGAGATAACTTAGGTGTTGGTACTGATATGGTTTCAGTAGAGAAATCTAAACGGTCTATAGTAGAGCGCAGTGCTGTTGCACCACCACCAAAGTAACCATAAGAACTGTTTGCAACTACTGACAATCCTTGCCTTGCCTGAGATAACTTTGGTGTTGGTACTGATACTGTTTCTGTAGAGAAATCTAAACGATCTATAGTGCAGACAAAAATAGAACCAGGAGTAACACCACCACCAAAGTAACCATAAGAACTACTTGAGGTTGCTGCTAATAAAGATCTTGCTTGAGATAACTTAGGTGTCGGTACTGTTACTGTTTCTGTTGAGAAGTCTAAACGATCTATGGTGCAAACAACAGTAGGAGTTGGAGTTTCTCCACCACCGTAGTAACCATAAAGAAGTCCAGGAATATTCAGATTAAGTCCTTGTTCTATATTCTTTCTTTGATTATTATAGACTTTTTTAAGACCAAATACTCCAATTGCCATTTACTTACTCTTCTTGATAGACGTGAGATCCAACGTGACTAAGACGAATACTTGTATCTAACCAAGATTTGTATCCTACACTTGATGCTCTTTCAAAGAAAGAGAAGTCTTCAGGTAGAAAAGACATATCTTTTTTCATTTCAAGGAAGTAATGATATGAGTTATGATATTCCTGTTCCGTTGGAGGATAACTTGAATTATTTAGTGCAGGATAGTACTTTAATTCCTCTCCATAACGATTTTGTATCTCTTGAAAGACTTTTCTCTTAATACAACAAAATCCAAATCCAATATTTTCAATCTGCACCAGACCCTCTTCTGCAACTGGTGGTGATGAGATATTGTAGTTATATCTTAGAGGAATACCTTTCATTGGATATGCACCACATACAATATCCTTATCTGCTGTGATGAGTTTGATTGCATCCTCTGCAGAAAATCCAACATCTGCATCAATAAACAGAATTTTCTCATACTCTGTGTTGTTCATATAAAAGTTAGCAATTCTAGAACGTGCTTTTGTGACTAGACTTTCATTTGCCATTGTAAGAAGTCCGTGATCAATACCATTCTTAATCAATCCTTTTCCAAGATTAAAGAGACCTTTTGCAGTCTTATCACTGACCATTCCACCATAACAAGGCATTGCAACCAGAACAGAGGTCATACAAGTAACTCCACATTAAATGAGATTGAAATACGATTTTCGTCTGTTGGATTTGGATTGACGAAATGAGGTAACCAAGAAGGAAATAGAACCAATTGACCAACTTGAGGTTGATGATTATAATAAAGGTTATCTACCAAGCAACTGTGCTGAAAATCCATCAATCTTGCTGGTCTTGGATCTTCAAAAGTAATTCCAGGACATCCTTGAGGAAGTGCAACATAATACACAGCACTCAACCAACCAGTCGGATGAACGTGAGTAAGATTAAAACCACCTTTGGGATTAATATTCCCCCACATTGAGCGAATGACGAACTCTGGTTTATTGGTAGAGAGGTCTGCAATGATTGATTGAACAATATTAGAAGACTTCTCTAGAAGTGGTTTAAATGCTTCATTCTGCCAGAGATTAATATCACTCTGCCATCCATTACGATTGCTTACAGTATTTCCAGGTTCAATTTGTGAGAGCCTTAGAAGTTCTGCTTTATAACTGTCGTTTTCTTTTTGATCAAAGATATCAACGAAGTACAAATCGGTAGGATAAATTCCCCGACACTTAATATTGAACATAAGATTTTTTCAAATAAATTAATTCTATCAGACTATGTATTTACCTGCAACAATGATACCTACAGAACTTGTGGGGTTTGAGGTTACAAGAATTGAATCTCCTGCCAAAAGTAGTTTTGGTTTTGAACAGACTTCAATTGTGCTGTTTTTGGGAATTGTGAGGTTAAATGCAAGATATCCTTGTCTGACGCCTGTTGTTACAATTTGACCAACAGTTCCTCCTCGGAATACAGAAATTGTTACGTCAGCATCAACATTATTATTATAATTAGCAACACTTATAGATTGAATAACTGAAGGATAGGTTGCAGAAGTGAAGACTTCTTGATCTGTTGATGTAATTGTTCTACCTACACCAATGTAGTTAGTATCTGCTTTTCTAGAAATAGTAATGAATGCGTCAAGTCCACCATCGTGACCTGTTGCATTAGTCCCAACACCAGACAGTGCTTGAAGTCTTAAAATATCCGATGGATTTGCTATTCTTGGTTGCTCTAAAAGTTCAATAGAACTTTCTGAAGGAACTGGAATTTGTTTAGCAATCGGTACGTTTACACTACCACTAAAATCGTGTCTTCCTGAGAGATATAAATTATTTCCTGATTTGTTTGTAACGTGAATGGATTCAATAATATATTCAAATCCTGCAGTTGATGGGAAACTATATGCAATTCCTGGTGCAGTAAAAATATTTGTAGATGTTGTTGGATTTGTACCAAGACCGGCACTTACTGAGACATAAACTGATGTTGTAATTCCAGTATCAAAAGAACCTGATCCTCCAGCTGCAGCAGCTGCCCATTCAATTCCAGTTCCTGTAGATTTGAGAATACTACCGGCAGTTCCTACAGTTCCATTTGCATAAATGACTGGACCATTATCAATAACTGTAACGTTATTTACCTTAATTGCCATCTTCGTGTCTCCACTCGGCTTTTACTTATTTAGTTGGGACTTAAGATCTTCAACTTCTGCAGATAATTCTTTAACTGCTTCAATTAGAACTCCAATTAAACCATTGTAGTTAACTGATTTATGTTCTCCTTCGTTGACAAGTTGAGGTAATACTTGTTCGATTTCTTGTGCAATTACACCAACCGATGGTTTATTGGTTGTTTTCCAATCAAATGTAACACCGCGAAGTTGATGTAAAGTATCTAGTGGATTTTGTACAGTTTCGATATTTGATTTTAAGTTTTCATCAGATGTTGAGTTAAAGTCGGCTGCCTCTACTGTAAAGGTAGCAGTAACATTTGCACAGGAGATTGAACCTACGCTAAAATCGCCAGAAGCATCACGAGCAACAATAGTATCTGCTGTATTTGCTGTGGTTGCTGCAACTGATACCGTGATTGCAGATGAACCATTATATGTACTACCAGAACTGTAATTAATAAAAGAACCAGCAGTTAAATCGTTTAAATTATTTCCAAGAGAAATTCCAGATATTGTTGATGCTGCAAGTTTTGATATTGCAATTGCTGCTCCAGTAGCAATGTCGGCATTTACAATGGAATTTGAAAGATCTAATTTGCTATAAGAAATTGCAGCACCAGCAGCAACATCTGCATTTACAATACTAAGATCTGCAATCATTCCAGATGTTACAATACCAACTGCATTAGTTGTAACAAATGTCTGAATTCCAGTAACCGAAGGAATTTCAATAATTCCTGATGCAGTAGATGCTGCCCTTACGGTCGATATACCGGAAGTGGATCCAGTGAAAGCAACACCAGTTCCACCAAAGGTGGGTAATGTAAGAGTTTTATTTGTTAAAGTTTGAGTATCTGTTGTTCCCACAATATCACCATTTGGAGATATTTTTCCTCTCAAATAATCAGCATTTAAGTTTGTAACAAGAGTTTGAGAAGTAACTGTTAATGGTGATGTCCCTGTTGTTACTGTTGAAATAAATCTTGAAGCTTTTGCATTTCCAATAACTTCTAACTTTTCGCTGATAATTGATGTTCCAATACCAACATTTCCATTTAAACGATATACATCAGATCCAGCAAACTCCCAAGTCTGTAATGCTGCATTTATAAGAGAGTTTCCGTTCAGATAAAAGGAAGTTGCACTTAAAGCACCACCAACATTAATATCACCAGAAACATTAGTGTTTCCAACAACTGTTAGTTTATGAGTTGCATTCGTAGTTCCTATTCCAACATAAGGAGTAGTAGTCGTTGCAATTCCAACGGTCTTTGTGGCGTCATCAATGTATATAAAAGAACCAAATTGAGATAGTTCTCTGTTCCTTATGCTCATTGCTTTCTCCTTATATTTTTATTTAGAATAGAGTGAAAGTTGTGGAACCGATCCCAACCGCATTAAATGTGAGTTGATTCCCTATCAATTCAATTGTAACTGGTGTTGTATTTGCAATACTAACAAATCCAGTTGTTGCAGTGACAATTCCTGCAACAACTGATGTTACTGATGCAATTCCACCAATTACATTAGTAGAAATCCCAGCAGTATCCGCATAAGTTGCTATGCCAGCACTTGAAGAATAAGTAGAAATCCCAGCAGTATCCGCATAAGTTGCTATGCCAGCACTTGAAGAATAAGTAGAAATCCCAGCAGTATCCGCATAAGTTGCTATGCCAGCACTTGAAGAATAAGTAGAAATCCCAGCAGTATCCGCATAAGTTGCTATGCCAGCACTTGAAGAATAAGTAGCGATTCCCGTAGAAGAAACATAGTCAGAAAGATAAACCGTTACACCAACTCCAGATCCAGTTGCGGTAACTGCGGCTCCAACAAAGTTAATTGAAGTAACTTGCAATGCACTGCCAACTGGAGAACCTTCTTCCAGAATTGTAATACCTTGAATTGATGTTCCACCAACACCAATACCGAATGGTGAATATGAGATAAATTCTACTGTTTCTCCACCAAAACAAGCATCATCTAAAACAACAGTAGCACCATTATTTGCGGTAAATTCATCACTTGATAATTTAACACCATTAATGTAAACATCTAATAATCCAACTGAATAAGTTGTACTAAATGTAGTTACTCCTACTCCTGCAGTTTGAAGATCTGAAGACCTAACTGTTGGAACTGCTCCCCAAGTTACTCCAGTGCCAGTAGAAACCAAATATTGTCCGGCAGCACCTACACTACTTCCTGCTGTTATTCTACCATTAATTGTTAGATTATTAAAAGTAGAAATGCCAGTTACAGATAGATTAGTAACTCCAATTCCACCCCTAACGTGTAGAGTATGTTGTGGATTTGTAGTGGCAATACCAACCTTATTAGAACCAGTGTCTGCAAAGATGAGGTTGGTATTTACCTCAAGACCATTGGTGATTTTAAAATTCTTTTGTATTGCCATCGGTGGAGAGCGCCAACCTGTTTTACTTATTTATAAATACAAGAAAGGTATTTAAAAAATTAATATGGCATCTCAGGTATTGAGTGGAGCAACAAATGCTTCCTATACAAATAATACAGGTCAGAATGTTAGATTGATTATTAATTATATGTCTAACGTCACTTCGATGACTTGGGCGAACGTGAATGTAACTGCAGAATCTACAACGATTGGTAAAGACATTCAGAATATTACTGGCGAATTTAGACAAGCAAAAACTGTCCCACACCCTGATGCGAAGCTGCTGGGGATGTCTGGATTACAAATGTTTGTTGTTGGTCAACTGGCCTCAGGTGGTAGAGGGCCCGAAAGTCCTTATCCTGAAACTTATATAAATGTCGGCGGAGATGTTCTTATACCCAACAGAAAGATAGCGCAAGGATCAGCGCTTGCCGAATCAAATATATTTTATATTCCGAGTACAATATCAAGAGGTGGAAACTTTCCTGTAGAATTAATGCTCGCAAACGGACAATCATTCAGTTCTGTTTGTGGCGCTTATAATGTTATCGTAATCAAAGAGGATGGGACCTGATATGGCATCTCAAGTTTTTAGTGGAGCATCGAATCCATCATATAGAAATAACACAGGTAAAAATGTGCGTGTTATTCTCAACTTTCTTTCAAACGCAACTTCAGTAAGTTGGGCAGGAGTTTCTGCAATATCAGCATCAGGACCACTACCAAAAGAAGTGATGTTGGCACCGAATCAATCATTCGGTGCCATATGTGGTCCATATAATATTGCTGTTATCAAAGAGGATGGAACTTAAAGAACCATTCCAAATCCACGAGTGGTGAATGGGTAGAGGTTTGGTACTCCACCACCACTTGTAGAAATAGTAACATCACCAGTTCCACTTGTTGGTGTTACTGAAACTCCTGCTCCTGCAATAATCTTAGTAACACCAGTGCTTGTGATGATAGAAGTTGTAAATCCACCTGAGGTTACGTTTGATACTGTAAGACCTGTCCCTGCGACAACATTTTGTCTAGAAACATTAGTCCAAGAAAGTACTCCTGAACCATTATCAGTCAGAACCTGATTTGCGGTGCCATAAGAAGTTGGAAGAGTAAAGGTTAAATTAGAACTTAAAGATCCAACTTGCAGTCCAGTATAGTTGCTTCTGTCTGATTCATAAATTCTAATTGTTCCAGTAACTGCAACATTTCCAACAACATCAAGAGAAGCAAGGGTTGTTCCTGTATTGATACCAACATTACCAGATCCATCAATAATGAATGGTGTAGTATCATTTGTTCCATTTTCAACTTTTACAATATCATTTCCTGCAGTAGTCTTGATATAAAGTGAGGTTTCATTATCTGTAACAATTTCGATCTTTGCACTTGGTTGGGTTGAACCAAATCCAACAGAGCCTACGTTATTAAAGAATGTTGAATCTGCAATGTTAGTTGCGCTTCCAAATCTAATCTGTGAAAGATTGGAATCATAAAAAGCAATTGGAGCACCTGCAAGTGAATCATTATTGTTCCATTGTAAAGAATTGAGTGGAAGACCTGGAGTTGTACCACCAGCTCCAGCGCCTGCAGATGCTGAAATATAAATCGTTGCGATTCCTACATCAGTTCCACCAGATATAGTGACTGCTCCACCAACAAAGTTAATGCTCTTAACTCTTCCTAAGAAGTTTGCTGCATTTGCTCCAGTATAAATTCCAATTCTTGGATCTGCATCCCAAGTGATGGTGCTTATTCCAGAAGTTGCATCATGAGTTACACCAAAAGTAAATCCGGTTGCAACAAGATTTAATAAAGTTGAGAAACCAACATAAGTTCCACCAGAAGAAATTCCAACTCCTTGCTTACCAATAAATCCAAATGGTTCCCACTTATTTTCAGTTACATAAGTCCAACCAACAAACTCATATTTACTTGGTTCTGAATTAAAAACTATATCACCGTAATTTCCAGAGGTTGTTGGAGTTTGATTTAGGATACTGAACTTTCTAGAAATTTCTTCTTCACCTTGAATGAATAGAGAATTTGCTTCAATATCAGCATTCGTGGTAACTTTACTGTTGAAAACTACTGGACCATCAAACTCAGATACAATATTTTTATCTCTACCACCTTCAACTCTTACAGAGCCTTCAATAAACAGTTTTTGAGTTTCCGTGATGTTAACAATTTCATCTACGTCCTTTTCTCCAGTATTTGTTGGAACTGGAGTATCAAAGGTTTCTTCTTTACCAGTTGCAGAATTGATTTTCTTATTACCAGCAAAGAAATCACCGTCGCTGTTCATACCAGTATAAACAACAAGACCACCATCAGTCTTAGTTGATTGTGCTAAGAAGATTTCACTCTTACTTAATGCACGATCCTGTTTCTCTGGTAATGAAGTTGAATAATTACCAGGACCAAAACCAAGATATTCAAATGTATGACCCGATGCACGAATAATTGAGTTGCGACGAAGTTCAACTGGGGTTACTTTAATTCTGCGAACAACAGATCCTGCAATATGAGTTTGTCTTGGAGAACCTAAAACAGATCTAAAGATTTCTAACGAATTTGATGTAACTGCTTGTTTGATTCTGAAAATTTCATTATCTATGAGCAGATAGTCGCCAAGATTTAGTCCAAGAGCAACAGCATTGGGAACATTTAGAGTTGTTGAATCTGGATCTGTTGTAAAAATAGTAGTTCCAAGAGTTGTTGTGATACCAGCATACTGATAACCCAAACGGCCAGAAGAATTTTCAATATCTCTATCTAAATTGCCACCGTATGATGTTAAAATAGGACGATAAACATTTAATGTTCCTGTTGCATAAATTGAAGATGTTTCAACTCCAACATTAATAACTAATGAAGTTAGACTATTCAATCTGTTAACAATAAAATCTCCATTAAATACAGATTCATTTGCTCCTCTAACTGAAATCTTATTGTCAATTCTGAATCCATGACTTGTTGTAAATCCAACAGTTGCAAGTCCAGTAACTGAATTATAAACAAATGTAGATACGCCTACTGCTTTACCGGTAAAAACATAACCAGAAGATGCGGTTACTGTTGACCCTAATCCTACTGTAGAGGATCCAGAAATTGATTCACCAGAAACCACATTAATTTCATTTGTTCTTCCTATGTCAATTCCAGTAACTCTATAAATCGTATTGTAACCAGAGTATGCTGTAGAAGAAACTCCAGAAATCTTAAGTGTGTCTCCTACATTATCTGAAATAGATTCAACTCTTACAACACCAATAACGTGACTAGTAGTAGTTGCAACACCAACGACGGTCAGTGTATTTCCAATACCGTATGCAGATCCACCATCAATAATCTGAACTCCTGTAATTGCACCAGCAGTAACAGCAATTCTTGCAGTTGCATTTGAACCTGTAGTTGATCCTGCAAATCCTACCAATCTAGCATTGTAAAGATTGCCAGTAAATGAAGCACTTGAACCATAGTTACTACCACCACTTACAATACTAACAGTTGTGATTCCAGAAAGTCCGTGATCAACAGCAGTGTAGATAGTGTGGGCAGTTCCACTTATAGATTGAATATTGGTGATACCATATCCAACAATAAAAGATTCTAAGGTTTCTTTAGTAATGCTTTTTTGTGGATCATTAACAACTACTTTTCCAATCGTACCTGGAAGAGCATGAGAGGTTGCTGCGACAGGATCAGAGTTTGGATTATCGTTGTTTGTTTGTGGGTAGAGATTTTCAATGGGTTGAGCAAATGATTGATCTCTAAATGGTGTAACTGTTGGGCTATTTGAGTAATTGATTAAAGTTAGATAATAAACACCATCCTGAATATTTGCAACATATGGTTGAACTACTTGGGTTCTATAAACTTGATATGTATTTGTATACTTCTTTTTTCTAAAGTATGGAAGAGTTGAGGTTCTATTGGATGTATTGTTCGCAAAAGTTCCAAGAGATGATGTTACTGAATATGTAAATTCTTTTGCACTTGGGGTAGATGTAACAATATAAGTTCCATTGTATCCAGTAGGAGATACATTAACTACCTCAACTTCTTCACCAACTTTTAAGTTATGTGGAACTTCTGCTCGAATAGTAACTGTGCCTGAAGAATAAGAAGCATCAGCAATAAACTTTGGATTTCTAAGTAATGTTGAGTTAGAAATTGCGCCAGAATTGTTATAAAGTTGTGCAATTTCAGTGGTTCCAGTACCTATAATATTA